AGACGTTGCCGACACCGATTGTGTTGTCGGCAGAAGGCGGCCTGCTGTCTATCCAAGATGCTGATCTCCAATTTATTGAGATCACTTCAATGGATGAACTGCGCGAAGCTTACGAATGGCTGACTCAGTCAGAAGAAGCCAAGGCGTACCAATCGGTGGGGTTGGATTCAATTTCTGAGATTGCGGAAGTGTGCCTGAACACTGAAAAGAAATTGACGAAAGACCCGCGACAAGCCTATGGGGCAATGCAGGAACAGATGAGTGACATCATCCGCGCCTTCAGAGACATCCCTGGCCGGCACGTTTTAATGACTGCAAAGCTTGAGAAGTCTACCGACGAAATGGGACGGATGCTCTATGCCCCATCGATGCCGGGTGCAAAGACGGGTCAGGCGCTGCCATATTTTTTCGATGAGGTGCTTGCACTGCGAATCGAAAAAGACGGTGATGGCGTGACCCAACGTGCGCTGATGTGCGACTCCGATGGCCTGTGGTCTGCCAAAGACCGCAGCGGCAAGCTGGGTGCCTGGGAAGCCCCGGACATGACGGCCATCATTGCCAAGATTGGTGGAGTGATATGAGCCTCTATCAAAAATGGGTCGACGCCAAGAAGTTGGAAACCGCTGCAGTGGCCGAGCGCCGAGAGTTGGAAGACCAGATCGTCAAAAGTCTGGCTATACCAAAAGAATTGGATGGCACTTTGAATCGCCAAGCTGAAGGCTACAAAGTCAAAATTGAAGGTCGAATTAACCGTAAAGTTGACTCTGACAAACTTCAAACTCTGGCTGTTGAATTTGGTTTGGAAGATCATTTGTCCAGCTTGTTTCGCTGGAAACCCGAAATCAACATGACGGCGTGGAAAGCGGCTGACCAAGCCATGATTGCGCCTCTCATGTTGGCTATCACGTCCACCCCTGGACGCCCTTCATTCACGATCACTAAGGAATAAAAATGGCTTTTCTCGACCAAACTTTCAGCGTAGACACGCTGCCCAAAGGCAACAGCTACGATCCGCTTCCAGCGGGTTGGTATTCAGCCGTCATTGCCACCGCAGAGGTCAAAAAAACTTCCGCCGGCACGGGCAGCTACATCGGCGTGCGTTACAACATCACTGGGCCAACTCACCAGGGTCGAGCAGTGTTTGGCAACTTGAACATCAAGAACCCCAACCCTAAGGCAGAAGAAATTGGCAGGCAGCAGCTTGGCGAAATCATGCGTGCCATCGGTCTGAACCAAGTCACCGACACTGACCAGTTGATTGGTGGTCGGCTGGAAATCAAACTGACCATCCGCAAGGATGAGCAGTATGGTGACGGCAACGATGTCAAGGGTTTCAAATCACTGAACGGCGCGGCCATGCCCTCGGCTATGCCACAAACAGCGCCAGCAGCTACCAACACTGCACCTCCCAAGGCTGCACCACCCTGGGCGCGGAAATGAGCAGCTACGCCGAAATTGAGATGAAGATTCTCCAGTGGGCAGAGGCCAGGAAGATCATTCCTAACTCAACCCCTGCAATTCAGCTTCTTAAAGCAATGAGCGAGATGGGAGAACTGGCCGACGCCACCATCAAAAATGATTTGGAAGGAATCAAAGATGGCGTTGGCGATGTCATGGTTTGCTTGATCAACTATTGCGCCCTGCAAGACATCAATCTTATTGTGTGCATGTACTCGGCATTCCGTGAAATTCAAGACCGCAAAGGCACCTTGCTGACCAACGGTGTGTTTGTTAAAGAGTAATCAACCAGGGGGAAAGCGCAGGCAAGTACCCCAATTTTTCAGAAGACAAGAAAATGCAAATACCTGAACCCACAGAGCCAGTCGTGACCATCGAATCCTTGATCGATGAGGCCCATGAGAAGCGCCAGGAGCGTCCCCGGCAGCACTTGGGCTGCTCTACCCTTGGCCACGCCTGTGATCGCTGGCTGTGGCTGTCTTTTAGGTGGGCCGTCGTGGAAAAATTCCAGGGCCGTATTTTGCGTTTGTTTCGCCGTGGTCAGAACGAAGAGGCCACCATCGTGTCCGACTTGCGCGACATTGGCATTGACATCCGAGCCACCACCGGGTCGCAAAGTCGAGTGGACTTTGGTGGTCATGTGAGCGGCAGCCTGGACGGCATTATTCATTCTGGCGTGCCGGGTGCTAGGAAAACCAAGCACATTGCCGAGTTTAAAACGCACGCCAAAAAGTCATTTGATGGAGTGGTCAAGGACGGCGTGGAAAAGTCTAAATTCATGCACTTTATCCAGATGCAGGTTTACATGCTTGGTGCAAAAATTGATCGGGCGCTGTACTTGGCGGTGTGCAAGGACGATGACAGAATTTACACCGAGCGCGTCAAACTGGACAAGGAAGTGGCACAGAAATTTGTGGATCGTGGCCACCGCATAGCGTTGTTGGATCGTATGCCAGAGCCTATGAGTACCGACCCGACTTGGTTTGAATGCAAGTATTGCCCAGGCCACGATTTTTGTTTTGGCAGCAAGACCACCAAGCAAGTCAATTGCCGAACTTGTGCGAACGCCACTCCGCTGTCGGATAGCACTTGGCACTGCGTTCGCTGGGATGACATTATTCCTGGGGATGCCCAGCATACAGGCTGCGAGTCCCATATTCTGCACCCTGATTTGGTACCGTGGCAGATTGTTGACAGCCCCAGAGATTGGGTGGCCAAGTACCGCATTGGCAAAAAAGAAGTCTTGAATGGTTTGCCGGCGGCAGATGTATTTGGTTCCAAAGAACTGTTGGCCAACACTGCGGCCTGCGTAGACGCCGAACCGTTTTTGATGGATTTGCGGAAGGAATGGGATGGCAGAATATGCTGAGAGACTACCAGCAAACCACTATAAACCAGCTTTACGCATGGTTTGAGGCAGGTAACCAGGGCAACCCATGCCTTGTCCTTCCGACTGGGTCAGGCAAGAGCCACATCATTGCCGCCTTGTGCAAGGACGCGCTGCAAAGCTGGCCTGAGACACGCATTTTAATGCTGACTCATGTCAAAGAACTGATTGTGCAAAACGCCGACAAAATGCGCCAGCACTGGCCAGGAGCGCCGATGGGAATTTACAGCGCCAGCTTGAAACGCCGCGACTTGGGGGAGCCAATTACTTTTGCTGGCATTCAATCGATCAGCAAGAAAGCCGATCAAATTGGCCATGTCGATCTGATCATTATTGATGAGGCTCATTTGGTGAGTCACAAAGATGAAGGCGGCTACCGAACCTTGCTGACCGATCTAAGCAAAATCAACCCGAGCCTGCGCGTGATTGGCCTGACTGCCACGCCGTATCGCTTGGGACATGGACTGATTACTGATAAGCCGGCCATATTTGATGAATTGATTGAATCGGTCAGTATTGAGCAATTAATTTACAAAGGATTTTTATCGACGCTGCGGTCAAAGGTGACCAAATCTAAATTGGATATATCACAAGTCAAAAAGCGTGGTGGAGAGTACATTGAAGCCGAGTTGCAGGCTGCAGTCGATACTGATGAGCAGAATGAATCTGTGGTGCGCGAAGTCATTGACCTTGCTGGAGAAAGAAAGGCATGGTTATTTTTCTGTACTGGTGTCAATCATGCCCACCATGTCGCCCAAGTATTGCGAGACAACGGCATAGCGGCTGATTGCGTGACCGGCGACACGCCGCACAAACAGCGCCAGCAAATGTTGGAGGATTTCAAGAATGGGAAATTGAGGGCGCTGACAAATGCCAACGTATTGACAACGGGTTTTGACTATCCAGACATTGACCTCATTGCCATGTTACGCCCTACTATGTCACCCGGCCTGTACGTGCAGATGGCTGGCAGAGGGTTGCGACCCAAGTCTCACACTGATCATTGTTTGGTGCTGGACTTTGCTGGCGTGGTGCAGACGCATGGGCCGATCACCAACGTGCAGACGCCCAAGAAAGCCGGCGAAGGCACTGGAGAAGCGCCGGTCAAAGTCTGTGATAACTGCGGAGAATTGTGCGCCATTTCAGTGGCTGTATGTCCTGCCTGCGGCACTGCTTTCCCAGTCAAAGAACCGCCTGTGCTGGCGCTGAGACACGATGACATCATGGGTCTTGAAGGTACCGATCTCATAGTAAGCAGTTGGGAATGGAGAGTCCACGAAAGCCGCGCCAGTGGCAAGGAAATGCTGGCCGTGACCTACTACGGGGCGCTGAGTGACATGCCCATCACTGAGTACCTGACAGTCTTGCACGACGGGTATGCCGCAGAAAAAGCCATGCGATTGCTCTTGACGATGTCCAAGAATGGTGGAGCCTCGCTGGTAAATATTGAGGGGTTGGAAAATATTACCCAGGCCATGAACAATGCCGAGCCACCAGCTTTGATTGAATTCAAAAAAGACGGCAAATTTTACCGTGTGTTGCAAAGGAGTTGGAAATGAAACATGCCAAACCGCAGGTTGTGCAAATTTACGAAGACATTGTGGACGCCTACATCAAAGGCCCACCCCAGTGTTGCCACACTTGCCAGTTCTATAGCAACGATGGAACTTGCACGGAATTCTTTTTGACACCACCCGAAGACTTTGCGGCGGCTGTCGATCAATGCCCAAAGTGGGAAGCGGATGTGCCATTTTGAGCGCCGACAAAATTCCTTCCGAGCATTACGAACAAGCCTTGGTCGTGCAATGGTTCCGTCGCCGGCATCCTGGAGTGCTGATCCATTCGATCCCCAACGGAGGAGCCAGGAGCATGGCCACAGCCGCCGCGCTCAAAGTCGAGGGGACAGTCAAGGGCATCCCTGATTTGTTCATCCCAGCGTGGCGTTTGTGGGTCGAGATGAAACGGCAAAAAGGAGGCGTTTTAAGCCCCGACCAAAAAGAAATCATTGAGTACCTAAAACGTGTGCATTATTCTGTTATAGTGGGAAAAGGTGCTGAGGATGCCAAACAGCAAATCAGCGCCTATTACGACAACTTTCAATCTCAATAGGACAAAAAATGGCAAATCGAATTTATCTGGTCATCAACAAAAGCACCAGCGAACAACGCCTCATCCGCGCCGTCAGTCGGTCTGATGCTTGCCGCTTTGTGGCTCGCTCCAGCCTGGAGTCCAGCGCGGCCAGCCAGGACGATCTTGTGCGCTTGCTGACTGCAGGCACCAAGATCGAAGACAGCAAAATGCTGCTTGGAAATGACAATGAAACCCCAACCGAAGAATAAGGAAATCAAAGAGCATTTCATGACCATCAGGTTGCCCCTGTCGGTCATGGAAGAACTCAAGCGGCAGGCCGAAGCCAACACCCGAACAATGTCTGGCCAAGCCCTGCTTTACATCAAACAAGGACTGAAAAAATGAAGACCATATCACCATTTCGGCTTGTCCTGGCCGTGGTGTATGTGGCTACAGTGATTGTTTGGTTTTGGAAATTTAGATGAAAAATATCATCAAAAATAGCGCGCCTACGCACATGGTGCGAAGTGCCGGCCTGATGTTGAGCCGTGAAGCGCGGCAGTCAATGGGCAAGTACATCGAGCGCCAGAAGTTGCCCGGTGAAGTTACCGGCCCTCAAAACGATTTGTGGCAGCGCGGCAAGTACAAAACGGGCGATGGTGATCACACCGCCCAAGTGCCGAGAGAGGGTAGCCTTGTGGCGTTTAGCCTGCCGAGCCGGGGGAATCGGATATGACAACAAACACAGGAGGCCCAGCGTTTCCGGCGCAAGTCAAATTCTTTGACGAGCCTACAACCGGCATGACCCTGCGCGATTACTTTGCGGCTCACGCACCAGAACCGTATAAAAACTGGCACGGCGGCGAAAGGGGCTTTGCCGACATTATTGAGTGGCGCTGGTCTTATGCCGATGCAATGCTGAAAGCGAGGGAAGTATGACACAACCAGAAGCCTTGCGGCTGGCGGATGAATTGGAAATGTGGACAAAGGGAGAGCCTGCCGCCGCCGAACTGCGCCGGTTGCATGAACTCAATCAGGAACTGCTGGCGGCGTTGAAGTTGTCCGAGCCTCTGCTTCAAGCAATGCTAAACAACATCGTTAGATATCTTCCGCAGTACGAAAAAATGCCAGCACTAGATCAAGTCCGTGCTGCAATAGCTAAAGGAGAACTGCAATGAAAGACGATGAAGTGGAGGGCTTGTTTGCTTGGGGCTGGCTAGACTTAGCCCTAGCCGTGATCCTGACGCTGCTGGCAATAGCGGCGTTGTTTTTCGCAGCGGGGTATTTGCTATGAAACACGAAGACATCATCAAACTGGCGCGGCAAGTTGGCTACCCGCTAGTTGAGTACGACGGCACGCCCTACATCCCTCCGTTGCTGGCGGTGCTTCTTGAGTCGATTGCCGATGCCGAGCGGAAGGCTTGCGCGAAGTTGTGCGAGGAGCACCAGTTCGCTTCAATCGGTCTTGCCGCCGCCATAAGAGCAAGGGGAAACACATGACTGACCTAAGACAAGCCGCGCAGCAGGCGCTGGAGGCGTTGGAGTACGCAAGCACTGGCAACCGCAGGCCAGAAATCATTGGGCCAGCCATCACCGCCCTGAAAGCCGCGCTGGAGCAGCCAGAGCAGGGGCCTACCTGCCCCGAGTGTAAAGCCGCCGTACTTTACGAATGTGTGGCTTGCAGCAGCAACAACTATCCACCTAAACCACAGCCAGAACCGGTGGCTTGCGTCATTGATGGTGACCTATATTTCCACCATGAAATTGACTGGGAAGATTTGGCTTATCAGGGGCATGGGGTTGAATTGCTCTACACCACCCCACCCGCAGCACAAGCTGCACCTGTGCAGGAGCCGGTGGTGTTCTATCGTTGTAATGGTTGCGGTCATGCGTATGAGCAAGTGCATCCAACAAGCTGCGACTGCATGGACGCTGGCGGGTTTGATCGGGTTGAGTATTTCACCACCCCACCCGCAGCACAGCCAGAACAGGAGTTTGACTACAAATTAGCTTTTGGTGAGTGGTTGGACAAAACAGAGTGGGTGCAGGAAAAGATAAATAGTGGGCACTTAGGGGTGCGCTATCTAGGGATGCACAGAGCGGATGTACTGCGCGATCTTGCGTATCCAAATACGGTGACAGGTAAAGCCCCGCAACAGCGCAAGTGGCAGGGACTGACGGATGATCAAATTGATGAAATTGCTGTGATTGCGAGAAGGGGCAATTTGCATGACCTTCGTATTGCCATTGAAGCCAAACTGAAGGAGCGCAACAATGGATGAAGACAAAGCCTATTGGAGCGAAGATCAATGGCGCAAAAATAACTGGAGGTGTGGTCATGGTTGGTTGCGCGGTGAGCAGTGCGAAATCTGCAATGCACCCAAGCGTGAGTGGCAGGGTCTGACGGATGAGGATGTAAACCGAGAGTCTGCCCCGATTACTTCACAGATGAAGCTGGCATTTCACTCTGGGATGTACGTGGCTCAAAATATTCTGAAGGAGCGCAACACATGACAATCTGGCCCTTTCCCACTGAGCTACCCAAGCCCCAACCAGCCAAGCCGGTACCATTCAATCCTAACAATCATGAGGACGCACCGTGGTAAATGAAGACGATGAATTCGCAAGAATCGAGATGGAGCAGAAGTTTCGGCTGGACAGTACAAAGGCCGCAGTTGTATCCGATGATTACTACTGGATACCGATTGACGAACACACGCCAGCCGGGGTCAAGGTTTTGCTGCTTGGGCGTAGCGGAGTAGCGACAATGGGACACTACGAACACCTGCCGGGTACGCAATTTTGGCAATTTTGGGCGCCACTACCAAGAAAACGCCCATGACGGCAAAGCGACCCGGCGAACCACTGAACGTGTTTTACAGCATCAAATTAACCAAGAGCCAGCGCATCAAGCTGTTGCAGTTGGGTGGCCCCGAATGGATAAGGAATCAAATTGAACGATCTACCAAACTTCCCGGCTTGGGAGCGTCAGACGCTGGACAGGTTCGCTCTGGACGCCTACCTAAGACTTCAGGCCCAGCAGGAGGCACTTGAGCAACTCAGGGGTGACCTGCGGGATGCCATGAAACTGCTACGAAAAAACCCGAGTCCCCTGCTTGTCAATGACTAACGCCTGACGACGGGGCTTGTCGTTGATGCTGATATGCGTCCAAGAGTCATACTCGCGGATGATCTGGTCAAACGGCAGGTTGGCTGCAATGATTGCCCTCACAACGGCGTCAGGAGCCATCCCAGGCACTCGGAAGTCTGCCGCCAAGCCTTGCCTATGCTGAGAGGTGTCTTTGCTGCCCACAGCGTCATTAACGGCTTTGGAGCGGAACGCTGAGTTGATCATCACTGGCTTGCCGCCCAATGTTGTTTTCACTGTCTCCAGAAACTCAGCCAGCCGCTTGAGGTTAGCCAGTTCAGCAGCGTTTGGCGTGTTGTCTAGCAGCCGGTGATCAGTGTGCGTCAACTCGGCAAGGGTAAAGTGCGGTGTCATTTTTTACTCAGCAAATCAGTTTTGGCCTGAGAACCGGCAGAGGAACCAAAGTAGTAAGCAATGATGCCCGTCCAGGCTGTACCAAGACTGCCCAACATCATCAGAATAGCGGGGTTGCTGGAGTCGATCTGGTTGAAGAACATCATTACCATGATGCTGAAGAATCCAATGGTCACAGCACCAGCAAGCAATGGTGGCATCATTGAGCGAGTTGTGGCTTGCATATCTCTCGCGCTCTTGCGGTCTTCCACCTCTAGCTTTTCAAAGTTCAGGCCAAGTTCTTGCGCCTGCTTCTGCAATTCAATCTCAGCCAGCTTGACTTGCGCGATCTGGTCGGCGGTTAGCTTGTTGTTGCTGATCATGTCCTGCACTTGGTCAGGCTCTACGCCAATGGCTTTGGATATAGCTGATACCGCCATGCCAGCTAGGGGGCCACCTAGTGCGGTGGCGATCGTTGGTGCAATCTGTTTGAGCCAGTCCATTATTTCTCCAATAAAAATGACAGGTTTGCATGGCGAGGATATTGAACGACTCGCTCACCCTCTGGGCATTTGTACTTGATCGTTGCCAACAGAGTTGCTGCCCCAGGGGCAATCTTCTCTTTCCTCACCATTGTCAACTGGTAGGTGAACGTATCAATTGTTGGCCCTGCTGGGCCGCTGAATTTACTTGCTGTAGTGGTGGCTTCATGCACCATGCCTGCGGCATCACGAACGCTCGGGGTAAAACTCTCAACGGAACAGTCGTCGCGCTTTTTGATCCGCGCAACCGTCACATTGATGGGCTTCCCGGCTTCCGCCACAATCTTAAAATTCTCAGGCGACCATTCAAGAATGGCCCTGTCAAACCAGCCAAACTTGTCAGCAAGGGTATAGCCCCCACCAATTGCTGCAATGCTTGCAGCAACGGCTCCAATGGCTTTAGTTATGTCGATCATTTTTTCCAGAACTGAACAAGTGAATAGACGATGGCTGCTGCTGCCCAGACACCAATACCGCGGTTAACCCACTGATCAATCTTGCGATCAACTCGCTGTAGGGAAACATCGTGAATACCGAGTTTGATCTCCACACTGCCAATGCGTTCACCCTGGGTGGCTTGCCTTTCCTCAAACAAAATCAACTTGCCAACAGCATCAGTCAGCTTGTCCACTTTGCTCTCCAGGCGTCGGAAATCATCGTCAGTCATGATTGATGTACGCCCACTGAATTTGAACTTGCTGAATGGTGAACATTTGATTTTCCTTAGGAAACCCGAACCCACAAGCCAACAGGGGAGTAGCTAGTATTTTCAGTGCCATCCCAAGAGACCGACCTGGCCCCTATGTATGTCATGGCTCGCCATGTACCAGATAATGCAGTTGCCCCCACTGGCGCTTGATAGCCCACATTGC